TGTTACATTATCTTTCTGCGAGAAACCGTTGCCACCGTTAATAGCGCCTTCTTGAACGAATACAAACTCACCACCATTAAACTCACTGCCAGAGTCCATGTCTGTTGCTCTTGTAATCCTGCGAGCAGAATCCCAAGTATAGATACCGTTAAATGGTAAGTTGCCGCCAGTTTCATCTTTAATCATAATTCTATCGCCAGTACTCAGGGCGAATCCATCAATAGAGTCGAGAGCCTGTCCTGTACCAGCTGGCGCAGTAATATCAATAAATGCGCCAAATCCTAGAGTGCCACTATCATATGAGATCGCAGTAATGGCGTTCGTGCTTGTGAGAGCTGCAGTTGTTGCCACCTTTGCTGGATCTCTAATGGCGAGACCTTGAGTTACACCATCAACATAAGATTTTGTTGCAGCGTCCAGATCTTGAATAGGAGCGCCAACGTTTCTAATTCTACGATTAACTACAGAAATACCTGTTGGCTGAGAAATAATAAGATAATCTGAATCTT